GTTAAATTTCCATATAAAGTAATAACATACTTCTCAAACTTTGTTAAACTTCCATATAAAGTAATAACATACTTTTCAAACTTTGTTAGTTTTCCATATTCATATTTTATTGATTTTTGTAAAATCAATTACTTCTGAAAACATAGGTATAAGAAGTATTCCAGACTTTTGACATCGAGCTAGTCTGATGATGAATAAACAAGCTCAAATCTGTGATATTGATTATTGTAGCTGGAAATTGAGGAATTACTCGTTGCGAGCGAGGACAGGTATGTTAGTCATGTATTATGACTTTTCCAACACATTTCTTCGTGAGTATAATCAACATTAGCGGGAAGTTCACTTGGCATGTGAACTCTAATAGTTAGCCCTTCGGAGTACGGGACTGGCGTTCAGTTACAGTTGCACACAACCCAATTATATGTAAAGGGTCTCCGTCGTATGAACACAAACACTAGGCGAAAGGAAAGATTTTATTTCAAATTTATTTGAAATAGTCAAGTACGAATAGCCAACCCACAAATTGAAAATGAATTCCCCACAACAAAACAATCTACGCAATCCATCAAAGCTTGTTAGTCTTGCAAGCGACAATATTCAAGATGAGAATCTAAAAGGATTCTTCTGCGAATTTCTCATAAAAACAGAATTCGCTTTTGATGACAGCATGGAACATTATGCGTGTCAGGATCACAATTGTAGGTTTTCTCGAGGGATGAGAGAAATGCAATTGCGAAGTTCCGTTTTCAACAATGAACACAATTTCCACCATTGGAAAGCACTGGTATGGCAATTTGTTTCGGATTATTGTCCGGATTATCGTTATGGATCTAAATATGTGGATAATTACTTGTACATAACACCACATTTTTATATCGTTCATCAAGATTGGTTCAAGCTGTGGAACAATATTTCGAGTTTGGATGAATGTCGTGATTTGCTCTGTAAACAAGCGCATTTATTGATGAGCGGAGATGTGGAATCAAATCCTGGTCCATATGATCAACATTTCGCCGTTATCGTGTTCTTTGACAAGGACGGCATTGAGATTAGTCGTCGCATGCATGCGAATTACAAAAATCAGGAACCAGAGAGTGAACGAATGAATGTACCAGATGAAGCAGTATCTTTCAAAATTATTGTGTGTGATGATGATTATGAGGATGATCTCACAGACGATGGTGACGTTGAGAGTAATCCGGGACCTGTAACTAATGAGCGACATTTGAGCGAAGTTGCTCTCAAGTTAAAAATTGCCGCACTAGAGAGAGCTCGTCAGCGGCAGAATGAAAAGAACAAGACATTGATACGAAAATTTAAGCAACTCAAAAAACAAAAGTTTCAGTTCCAAGGATTGGCGGAAAAAATCAATTCTCCAGTTGGGCGATCGGTTATGTATGGTTTAGCCAACATGGTCATCCCAGGGACAGGAACAGCAGCAGC